CCATCTAGTCATTACTAACAAGATGGAACCACCTGGTTGTAAACGTTGTCTGGGTCCCGAGTTGTACCAATCAAATGCTCTCTCCATAGCGGAATCCGATAAAGAATCCTGCTCGGTATGAGGATCATCTATAATAAGCAAATCAGCCCCTCGTCCTGTGATAGAACCGCCAACACCCGCTGCAAAGTACTCACCGCCATGGTTAGTCTCCCACCTGCCTTTTGCTTTACTATCTTCCCGAAGTTTAACATCTCCGAAGATCTGTTTATACTCTGGGCTATCAATTAAATTTCTTACCTTGCTACCGAATCTACCTGCTAGTTCTGCATTGTGGGAAACTTGCATAATTTTTTTCTTAGGAAACTTCCCTATGTACCAAGCTGGATACAAAAAAGATGCAAATTCAGATTTAGTATGACGGGGTGGCATATTCACAATGAGCCTCCCTTTTGAGCCTCTTGCAATAGAAGTTAACTCATCAGCAATATGTTGATGATGGCCCCACTGTTCTCTTTCTTTTGCTTTTCTACAAATAAAATCTGGCCAAACTGCTTGAACAAAATATAAAAAATTATCCTGACAAAGTTTAATGTGTTCAATAAAAGCTTTTTCTACACGATCTCTTAATTGATCAGTGGTTAATGTGTCTAGATTCATAAGTATTTTATAGTTTATACATGTGTGTTTCTGATTGTAAAGGGCAAGCGTCAGGTACCATAATAAAGCAAAAAGGGGGGTCGGGGTCGGGATATAGAAAGCTGTGTAATTGGTGGGCTTGGTACCTCTATTGAGGTTGTGAGGGTGGGTTGCGTGGCGATCTAGTCGCCACGCAATCAGAATTGATTAGCTATTGTTTGGTGGTTGGTTGCCTGTCAGCATATTAACAACATCAGACATTTTATCTAATACTCTATTTCTAAAGTCATCAGCTAAAGGATTGCCATTGTTGATTAAGATAAATTCCTCAACTGCACTTTCCAATAACTTGTAAAGTATTTGATAGTTAAGTGTTTTACCATTTGCGTCTTCGTTCAATAGTGATTGCACTCTTGATTGATCTATGCCTTTGTTCTGCATAGTCGTCTGTATCATTTGAGATAAAACACTCATTGAGGGTAGGTTGCTATTGTCATTATTATTTGGCATTTGTTTTTACTCCTTTTTTTATTTTCTCTAGATTATCGTTAAATGGTTTTAATTCAAGCGTTTCTATTTGCTTGTAATAGCCATTAACTAACAACTGCAATTTGTGATCGCCACAGTTTTTAACATACTCAATAAAAGATTTACTATCAAATCTTCTTTGAGTTCGTTCAATCTTTTGAATGTAAGATTGGTCATCTAGAATAATGACATTAGTTTTTATTTTATCAAAGTATGAAACCACAATCTCTTTTGTGTCAGCTTTCAATGTTTGATATTTATTTAAAAGATAAGATTGATCTATGTAACTTTTACATACTCGCTTATCTGCTCTACTCAATGTAGGCACTTGTGCTTTTTGTTTTTTGTTCATTGTTATTTATCCTTGTTTAATTGTTAATCTATAAAATATAGATTTGTCTTAAATCTAATTTATTTTAAAAGATAATGCAAATTCTTTTTTATCTAAAAAAAAGTCTTCCATAGAGCAACGCACATTAAGATTTGAAACCTAATGCGACCTAGACATCACACCTATTTTTTTAAAAATTAAATTCCGAAAAAAATACCAGAACTGGTGCTGGGAACTGGTGCTGGCCAGGGGGTGTTATTGGTCTATAACGAGAAACGAGATCGCAACGAGGACTATAACGAGGATAAGCATATTAAAATCTATCCTTCCTGTAATTTTTTAATCGTTTGATCTCTGAGTGTATTTCCTGCAAATGAAAGGTTGAGCAAGTGCTAATGAATGCCGAACACTCCTCACGCATTTCTTTCTGCTCTTCGTAAGCTTTAGCTTTGTTCCGACTTATTACTTCTAAATGTTCTTCGTTTTGTTGTGCCATTGGTTTCTCTCCTTGTTGCGTAATAGTTAATATTAGAATTACTAACACGAGTAAGTAAAGTCTTCAACTTAATTTTACAAGTTCTTCCATTTTTATTTTTAAACCAAATCCATTGGTCAGCTTTATCTGTCATCTCCACCTGTCCTTCCTGAAATTTCACCAGCACCAGCTGGGACTGGTAAGTTAAATGAAAAAGTTTGCCGACCAAACGGCAAACGAGAAACGAGGTCTAAACAGGAGCTACTCTGACAAAAGACCTCGCTCGTAGTGTGAGTATCTACCAACTACAATGATAGATCGCCACTTTCTTTTCTGCAACCATGTCACGACACCATTGCAAAAACTCTAAATCCATTTCTTTATTATCCTTCACACTTTCCTCTTGAAACTGTTGTCCCCAAAAGAAACCATCTTTGGCTACAAAGTTTTTAAAGTCAGTACGAATGGCTTCAGCTAAATCTTTAACGAGTTCCTCTGTAATGAACACAGGTTCATCGCCACCATTAAATCCGAGATGTGCTAGATCTCCCTCATGTACTTGGTGCTTGTTTTGTTTAGCGTGTTGGACTGCCATGAACTGCTGAAGTCTTGCGTGTTTTCTCCACACAAATCCATCTTTCTTTGGCTCATGTTCATCTGAATAGATCTTCTCCCAATCAGGTTTCTGATCTCGCAAATGTGCAAATTGATCTAGTCCCATTTTTTTCTCCTTTGTTTTAGTTAATGATAAAGACTTATCATAGATGGGATAGAAGTCAAACTTAATTTTTCCTACAGGTAAGACAGCTTCGTAGCCTGAAGCAGCCGTAACTGGTGCTGGCTGCTGTGCCTGGCCAGCTCCCTGAAAGGCCATTACCACCAACGAGACCACGATCCAGAACGAGAACGAGGTGAGCTCAGGCCAAAGAATACAGGCAAATATTAGTAGAAAAATTACGAACACGCAGCTTCACCTGCAGCTGGTGCCTGGCGCTCTTCATGCAGGTCCTGCGCTACCGACTCAACGGCAAGCCAAACGAGGCTGCATCTTAGTTGGTCCAGTGAGCCGGCATCCTTCGCCACCACCGCTATGTACTGCATGATTGTCTGACCGCTGTCTTCAGCAAAACGTTGTACGACATCCCAAATTTCTTTTTCATGTTCATCATGGAATGCTGTGGTTTCCCAATAGTATATCAATCCACCCACGCCTCCTTCGCAGCCGTGGTCAGCTATATCTTCAATTAAGAATCGTTCTTCTTTCTCACCGAGAACGAGCCATTGCTTTATGTCTACCGTCCCCATGTTATTCCCTCCTTGTCAGTCTTAAAGCGAATGTTATCGCCTAGCTTTAGGTGATCAAGGACGGTTGGCATGTTATCTAGACGACCTTGACCTTTCTTCCTATCTCCAGAGGTAATCCTCACCCACATCTTTTCGGCTTGGCCATCTGACTTGAACCACACGTAAACATAGCTACGCATCTTTCTGTGCTTCTCCAGCTTCTTAATATTAAAATATGTTTCTTTCCCATGTTCCTTACACGAGAAGACTATGTTGCCCTTTTCCATCTGTGTCCTCCTTTAAAAGTTTAATGATATAATACCCGTGCCGAACAACAGCACAAGGTAAATTGTTGTCGTATATATAATCCACATGTGTGCATAGATAAGACCTAATGGGATAGATGTCAAGAACTATTTTTAAATAAATTTTTAAACAGCAGGTGAGTCCTGAGCTGGCGACTGGTGCCCAGCTGTCTAATCAGGTAAGCAAAAGGTACATTTCCCAACGAGAAAACGAGGATCCAGCACAGGTTTCACGCCAGTCTGCTGCTGGCGACACCAGCTGGTGAAGGATGGCCAGGGACGTTGGGCATAAACGAGGAACGAGAACGAGGAAACGAGGAATGGAAACGAGGATTTGATGGAGGCCACCGGCTAGCAAGGACCAACCGATGGCAACAGATGATAAATAAGGACTACCGAGGTTTCGCCACGCTGCCTCTCTCCATGGACGGAGGCCAGAGCTTTACTCTTGAGTAATCCTTATGGACTTTTCCTTTATATCAAACGAGGTTTCGCTGTCAAGAACTATTTCTCACCAGCTGCATCCTGAGCTGGCGCCAGGCCAGGGACGGTACAGGGTCCGGTGAGGTATAAACGAGAACGAGGGAACGAGAAAACGAGGATGGGGACGAGGGATCCACCTCACCGGACACTTTGTAAAGTTTCAAAGCTCTGTGCGAGAGGGCCGAATGCAACACGAATACATTACCACCATGTCTTTGATACTCATAACACCAAGCCATTTGAAACTTAGACAGTACCGGAAACTTGTCCTCAGTTGACTTCATTTCAATCCAAAAAGACCTACTATCTATACACCCGTGTACGTCTGGAATACCTTGTACAGTTGAGCTTTCTATCCTTGTAAAATGCGCCTTTTTAATGTTCTTACGCATTCGTTGAAACAACAATGATTCACGTTTTTTTAAGGCCATTTGATGTAAGACAAGTTAGTTGCAAATACAACCATAAAAATACGCTCCACTGTCCACCATAACGTATTTATTTATACTTTCTAGGTAAGTTGTTTGTATATTTCTAACAATTTCACACATAGAAAAACAATCTACAATTGCTGGTTTGATTGCTCCTACAAACATTTCTTTTGTTGCAGGTATAAGCTCGTAGAGTCCGTCTTGTAAGATAATTAAATCCATTA